AGTACCGAATGCAGTCCATGTACCAAATCCTAACAAAGTAGCAGGATTGGTACTAACGGATGCGTTTATATAAATTGATCCAACTGGATACGCTGCCGCAATTCCTGTAGCAATAACTGATGCGACAAATGCGGTCGTTGCTAATTTAGTTGAACTATCGCTACTTGATTGCGTTGGCGCTGTTGGGCTGCCAGAAAAGCCTGGACTAGCTAAATCGGCTTTCGTAGAAATTGCTGTAGCAATATTATTAAATTCTGTATCAATCTCAGTACCTTTAACAATCTTGGCTGCATTGCCAGATGGCAATGAATCCTTAGATGCAAAGTCGGTCGATTTAGTATAGTCAGACATGTGCCGCCCCTTAACTTATACGGCCATGCTTGGCCAAAATTTCAATCTTTTGAATAGATAACTCATAGCCATTTACTTCAGCCTCATACCCTGTTTGCACTACTTTTCCAGAGCCGGTGGCTTGAGAAAATAGCGTTTGAATCACAATGCCACCAGCATATTGCGCGACCGGTACGCCATTAGCACCATACTCAGCAACACCATATTCAGAAATACCTTGTGTTGGTACAGATACGTTTTGAGATAAATAGTTTTCAGAAAAATCGTATCCCCATTTAATGGTTATTACTTGATTTGACCCACCAATAACTACAATCGATATTCTCTTAACAATCGATGTTATTGTTACATCACCTAGATCAGCATGATTGGTGTAATACGATAATCGGTATGTAGATGTATTATCAAGATATCCAGTATATTTTCCAACATAGCCATTTTTTCCAATCAGCAAATCACCATTGCGCAATGCATATACTGCCGTTGGATCAATATTGTTCCACGTTGTTGCTCTTGCCGATCCATCTTGCATGACACTTCGTGTATCAAACACATAGACTTGGCCAGCCGTTGGAAACGTCAATAAATAAAATGCATCAACCTCAGAATAGACTGCTTTAATATTTGCAGCCGTTTCACCTGCTACCAATTGCATTAAATCATTACGGACATTCTTGCTCAAGTCACGAAATGGTGCTGATTTCTCTTGAATGGTTCGCATTACTGAGCGCACACCACTATTAGATAAAAACACCACATCAGTGTTTGTACTTTGAATCGAATCACGCCATTGGCAACCAATACCAACCACGGTGTCATACAGCGACATCGTGCTTGGTGTTGTTGCTCCTTGGTACACCAAAATCTGGCGCTTACCAAAGATAAACAAAAATCCATTGTGCGCCGCTAGACCAGTAATCTCATCAGCACCATTTGCCCATACATTATTAACATTCAACGTGCCGGATGTACCGCCAGTGTAAACATGGCCAGCTATCAAATCAGAGAATGTAAGCGTTGTTTTATCAGTTGCACTTCCAGCAATCCACAAACGGCCATACGCTGATATGCAAATATTTCCTTGTGGAACTGTACCAGCGTAGCCAGTTTTTTCGCTTACCCTGCGGTACGTTGTTGTACTAACCGCTGGATCATAAATTAGCGGGTCATATCCCAATTGGAAAAAATACGTTATTCCATTCAGCGATGCGCAATGCCAATTATTAGCTGTAATGGTAGGCGCTGTTCCACCACCTCCATAGGTCAATTCAGTAACCGTGGTTCCGCTTAATTTAAATAACTTATTGTTTCCAGCAAATAGCGTCGTGACTGATCCATCAGTGCGCACTAACTCATGGATTACACCCACATCATTAGCACCAAGATTGCCCGAACTAGTATTAATCTTTGTCCAACCTTTACGAGCGCCCATTCGGCCATATTGGTCAAGAACACAATTTGTCGCAGTCAATGCAAAACCAGCCGCCAAATCTAATGGCGAGTCTTGGGTATTCAGGCCATAAAAGCCTGGCGCACTAATGCTAAAGCGCTCAAGTACTTGGCTCATACTGAAATAAATTCCTGTGAATCTGCAAAGCGTGTCGCTTCCAAAGCAATGTAATCAGCCAGCATGGAGCGATATAAATTGTATGCCTCCGATGATGTTAAGCCGCCATCTTCGCCACGCTCAACTAGCGCTCTAGCGTAGGCATTTTGCTCAACCAATACATCAGAAACCAATACCGATGTATTGTCTGATGACAAGGTAGCTTGTGGGACAGTTACAAAGAACTTAATGGTATAAACGCCATCAGGACGGCCATACAATTGAATTTGTGCATCTCCATTGCTATCAACACCCTCAAAACAATATTCGGTCGGAGGATTGCTGACAATGGGAGTAAAGTTTTGTTTTTGACGCATATCACCAGTGCCAATCTGTTGCATGACAACATTGCTGGTAATATTTAATGGATTGCTAGATACACGGAATTTTTGACCTGCGCCAGTTAATGCGTAGATATACGTGCCAGACGTTGTGGTGACATTTATTTCTTGGCCGAGAACATTCCAATCATAGGCATCCTCAACTTGGCGCTTGGCATCGTTGACAAACTTGCCAATAAGGCTGGAATACGAACTCAGAGCGACAGTTGAGACTGTCGGCTCACGTAATCGCACCAAAATAGAATTTACAATTTCAAGATAGGTCATTCGCTTCCCCGCAAACCTTACAGAGCCAGCTTTTGCCTATCCCCGATGGGAAGAAGCCTTCGCCCCTATTATAGAGAAATTACATTGTTTTTGGTCACCATTTGACTTTATTGGCCCAATAGGCAGCAGACATCTTGCCTTTGGCAATATTTTCAGCATGGCGCGCTTTGAACGCTTTATTTCTAGCAGTTCCGTCTGGACTACCGGTAACACCTTGTTGACCAAAACGGATCAGCTTAACTTCATCCCCCGCCTTGGCCAATACAGCATGGCTTTTGGTGGGGTGGCTAGGAGTAGATTTAGGCTTGTTATAGCCAGCAAATTCCTCTTTGCCGCGCTTAATCATTTCTTGACCTTTTTAACTGTCTTGGCCGCTTGCTTAAAAGCCATTTCAGTTGGTGCGCCTTTAGTTCCAGGCTTACGCATTTTTTCACCAGAGCCAGCCGCTATGCGCTTTTGCTTGGCATGGATGTTGGCATAAAGACCGGTCTTCATTTCATCATCTTCTTTTTTGGTTTAGCCATGCCAGCCTCAGAAAGAGCAATGGCCACGGCTTGCTTTCGGCTCTTAACCATTGGGCCGCCTTTGCCTGAATGCAGAGTGCCAGTTTTGTACTCATGCATGACCTTGCCGACTTTTTTCATACCCGCTGCTTTTTTCATGGTTTTTCCTTAGTAATAGGGCCGCCAGATTTCCACGCATCACAGGTACGTGCCGATGCGCAGGTAAATTGAAACAGATCACAGTAGCCTAGATCGACTGCTTTTACAAAATTCTCGTCATACGACAATTCATTTGGCTTTTCATCCTTCTCTAACCCGCCAATGATGCACTCCATCATCTTGGGTGTCTGGATAAATGCCGCACAATTACCGCAACGCATACCCTTAATAGTAGTCGTTGGCGCGTTGTACATCGTAGCCTTTTTCATCCAAAAAGCCGTGTTGGCTTCATCAGGATTAGGTGGGCCATAACCGTATTCTTTGAACGCATGGTTTCGGTTTTTCAAATTGACCGAAACATCTTGCGTTGCAATGGGGCAGGTTTTGCCTGTTAATAGCCCATCTTTCATCTGAAAAAGACCCGATCCATAACAAATGCTGCCGCGCCGCTCATGGCTGACGCAATGGCCATACCGACCCAAAAGCCGCCTTTAGACTTATTGGCCATAGCCAACAGTTTTTTAACGTCCTCACGCAAGGCCGTAACTTCAGATTGAAGCACCTCAACTTGAGCTTCTAGCTTGCCAAATTCGCGCAAATCAATGTCCGACATGACCGGTTTTCCTTGGCCTTCCAGGCCGTTTCTGCGCCTCTGGTGGCCGCATAATTACCAAATGTTCGTCATTATCGCCTGAAGTCTCAGGCTCATCAATGCGTTCATATCCCGCATGGCCTTTCATACTTTCAACGTCATGCGGCTGCGTAAATTCAACAGTTTGACCGCTTTGAAGACATCTAAAAATTGCCATAGGAACCTTTAAAAATCAGGGGCCGAAGCCCCCGATTATTACGCTACCGAACGTGCTACAACGATACGCAATGTTGACGATGCTAAGTCAGCAGTAGAGCCTGACTCATTTTGAATGCGGAATTTAACAGTATTGGCTGCACTGACGTAGCCAGTAACAGTCAAACCCACCAAATCGACGCCCAATGATGCGCCAATGACCATATCACCCAAGGCAACGCCTGGGACGGTTACGTCATCGGTTTCGCCAGCGCCATCAACAAGCGAACCAGCGTCAAGTGTGGCTGTCACCATCCACGTATCAGAAAACAGGCCACGAAATTGATCGTTACCTGCGCGTACAGTTACTGCCGATGCTGTTGCCATAGTATTTCTCCTAATTAGGTTAAAAACCCCCGCCCGAAGACGGGGAGTTTAATTAGGCAGGTACGGCCAAGGCGAATGCCGAGGACGATAAGGCTCCACCAACGGTTGCCGCAGTACGCATTGCTTTAACACCATACAGAGTGTCAGCAGTAAACAGAGTGCCCAAATACTCTTGTTTGTACTGAGTTTGCGAGCGAACCGCAACTTGCTCAACCAGAACCATTGCATCCTTGTGACCCATCAAGCAAATACGGTCGGTGCCTGAAGTGCCAGCGCCAGTATCAGCGTTTGACGAAACAAATACAGGGATACCATACAAGTTACCGATCTCGCCGTTGCGGATTGCATTGCCATCACCGACGAATGCTTGCTCGGTGTAGCG